CACTCAGTATCAACTCCTCTGTCATATCACCAGTTACTACATTGCCAGCAATGATAATTAGATCAGGATTTTCCATACGGAACCGTTTAACAAACTCTACAAATCGTTCTGTATAACCATTGGCAACATCAATACAAACAAACTTGATGTTATCCTTTGGCAACTTGCTTACAACAAGTTTGAACTTTTCGTATTCTTCATCTTTAATACCAAGTCCATAAGCCCAATATTCTTGAATATTAAATCCAGTGCGACCAATCCATAACACAAGTTCTTCTGTGGTATAATTCTTGCGCAAACATGTGAACATCTTATAAGTGGCAAGTTTTTCTGCCATCTCAAATGTTCCAACACCATCCATATTTGCCGCCATAATTCCTACACCAGACCAATAACGATGACTATTACGAAATGTAAAAGTTCGTTCTAGCGACACTTCCTCACGACTCGTTAGTGTGGACCGTTTAGGCAAGATTAACACATCGGAAAAATCCAATTTTGTATCATTAATGATTCTCATTATTCACCTATTAATTAAAGAGCAATACCAGCAGTGCGAAGTTCTTTTAATTTCTTTTGCCAACGTTTTTCTGCACGTGTTTTTGCTTTTTTACGTTTCATGCTTGGCGTTTCAAAACGCTCACGTTCACGTAATGCTTGATGAATACCATCCTGTTGCAACAACTTTTTCATTTTACGTAGCGCTTTGTTAACATCATTGTTATGAACTTCTACAAACAAACCACGTTGACGAATATTTTCTAATTCTGGACTATGCGACATTATTTTCCTCTTTGATATAGTTATTGTATTGCAGCAGCAACCATGAATAAATGTCAAACACATTTTTATGGGTTGCTGACCCAATTTCATTTTGCCCTAATGCCCAACTATTTTTTTGAGCAATTAAAAAACCTTTTAGAAATTCTTTTGAACCAGTAAATCTGCAATTTACAAGTGTAGCGTATGAATGTTTCGCTGCATTAATACACCACATATCATTTGTATCTTTGCTGCCGTATAAAAATATGGTAATCGGAAATTGTAATTCTTTAATAGTGTGTGAAAGTTTTTCAATATCACTCCACTCAACATCTACTAATAATATTTTAAAACGTGAGTCAAGATCTGTGTCTGGTGCTGTTACTATTCTACTATCTGTCATACATTTAACGTTTCAAGTGCAGCTTGTTCAACGGCAGTCATATCATCAAATTCAATTTCTGCTCGTTGTAATCTTCCCAACTGCCAGTGTTTCCAATTAATATTATCAGTATAGCCTGTATTTTGTGTTTTGTCAACTAAAATCCAACTATCACCATTCCATTTATACAAATTATTTGCCTGTGATACAAGGATAAACAACTGTCCTATGGATTGATTACTTGGAAACTGTGGTCCAACAATATCAGTATCAACATCAAGTAAGTATGCTTTCTCGTCAACACCTGCCTGCTCTTCACGCAGAATTTCATTCTCTGCATGAAGTCTATGAATTTCACTGTTCTTTGCATCTATTTCTTTTAACAACTGGTCAAGTGCGCCTGTTAAATCGCCAATAGTTTTTGCGTCATGGACTACTTCAACAGGAACTTCTACAATCTTTTCTACTTCTACAATCTTCTCTACTTCAACAACACGCTCAACAACGGTTGTAGTTGGAACTTCTACAATCTTTTCTACTTCAATAATGCGTTCTTCGTAGATAGGAACTGCTTGTGTAATCACACGTTCAATTACTTCTGGTTCACGATTGCGAAGTTCTTCTAACTCTTCTTGTAATGCTTCTAAACGTTGAATTGCATCATTGTTATAGACTGTAACTATTTTTTCAACAGGCACTTCTACAATTTTTTCTACATATTCTACTGTAGTAGTAGGTTCTTTTCTTCTACTTGTGATACCCATAGTTGCACCCAATACTAGTGAAACAGCAAGTGGATCAAAAACAGCGACAATAAAAATAATAACCCAACGAACAGCACGTTCAAGCAGCGATTTATCAACAGCATCACCATAAATTAATTGTGCAATATATTTGATTGGACCAACTTCTGCTTCAACTTTAAGTTGTGCTTGGTTAAGTTTAAGTTTTTGGCTATTTAAATCTTGAATACGTTTATTAGTTTCATCAATTGTTTTATTAGCAGCTTCACGATCTTTCTTTTGGGTATCACGTAACTTAGTTGCTTGTGTTGCTAGAGTAGAGGTTCGATTATTATCTTTTGTAGCATTGGAAGCACTGCCACTTAGCAGTCCATTAACAGCATCATCCATCTGCTTAATAATTGCTTGATTATCTTTAATTCGCTGCTGCTCAACACCAATATTCTGATCAATCTGTTCGATTAGTAAAGTGTTATCGCCTACACTACTTGTAGTTTCAATATGCGCTCGTGATAGGAATCCAAATATACCCATACTTGTTACAAACATTAACACAAGCACAGCAAAAGCTAGATACCATTTTACAAAAAAATTTATACGTGTCCAGTTTTGATGCAGCCATACCGTGGTGATAATCTTACCAAACTCTAACACTCCACCCATAATGATAATAGGAACAACAGCACCACTGAATATAGCAGTTAAACCAGCAATACTATAATAAGCTGCAACACCACTAATAGATATGGCACTTAGTAGTGCTAAAATATTTAAGAACATTATATATTTACCTTGTTTACAACAACATACCAGCCAATTGTTTTTAAATCTTCACGTATTTCATTGTCTACACTACCTTCAGTAATGTATTCTGGACAATCTGACAAATTACTTACATAATAGCGCATATAATCACCATTAAAACTGCCTTCATGTAAACCTGCTGCTATCCCACCAGCGTATCGCCAACTGCAACTCCAATGTTCTGCTGCTAGTATAGATAATACTTCTGCCTTAATAAACTCATTATTGCAGAGGGTAGCATATAAATGCTGACAATATATGTCATTATTACGTGCTTTATCACGTATAAATTGACTACTAAACAAATCTTTTTCAAGGTCTGGTTTTAGTTGATCCATAATACGCTCCATGAATATTTAATTTATCATGGAGCGTGTAGGAAGTCAATTAAAATGATATGCTATAGCTTATACCGACTCCAGTTACATCTGGACTTGTTAGTGATTTTTGTTGCCAACCAACATTTAAGTTTATATGTTGACCAGGCGCAACCTGATAACTTAAACCAGCACCCAACCCAAGTGATGTAGCATTGCTTGATGCAAGTGGTGTGCTAATTGTTTTTAAATTAACAATATCACTTGTTCCGCTAATACTACCTGGTGTTGCACTTATATTTTGTGTAATACCAGCACTAAGCGATGCTGTTAATTCATCCGTAAGTACAACACTTAAAGTTGAACCAGCAATAACATCGGTGCTTTTTTGACTATATGCTACTACACTAAGTGGATATACAGCATTTGTTTCATTATAGCCACCAACATTTAAGTTAGTATAGCGAAGACCTGCATAAGGTGTTAAAGTTACATCAGTCATAAGCGGTATGGTATAAGCAGCTTTTAACTGATATGCTTGACTGTTTACTGCACTTATACCCTTGCCGTTTTCAGCATATGCAATAGTTGGACGAGTAATAGTATATTGACCCGAACCAACAGCAGCACTAGCCGTTATATCAAGACCTTCACCATTATTATAACCAACTGTTGCGCCAATTACAGGAGCAGATGATTTATAAGTTACGGTATCAGTTTTTGGATCGGTAGACTGATCTGCAAAGGCACCAATTCTAAAGTTATCAGTTATATTTGTTGTAACAGTAATTCCACCGTTTTGTAGACTGCCTGTTCCAGTTTTATTAATACCATAACTCATACTTACGCATCCGCCATTTTCACCAGTGCTTGGGCAATCACTGCCAACAGCGCCGCCAACTTGACTAGAAACAATGCTATCAATTGTTTTTAGATCACTAGCAACCGCATTAAGACCTTGTTGTGTAGCAACACTGCTAGGAGTAATATGAAGATTAACGCTAGTATCAGTATATGCTAATTCATAACCAAGAGGTGATAGATAATCATGGCTCAAACTTAAGATATCATATTTGCCTACAACAGAAGAAGCAGCTATGATAGGTAATCTGCTATAACTATATGGTCCTACTGCAGTGTTTAAAGATAAAGTACCAGCAAGTGTTGCTGGTCCGTTAATATTAAATTTTTGCACACCACTTGGTGCAAGTTTGATTACAGTAGTGCCACTTACAGTTTGAGTATATCCATTAAGTGCAACCGTATTTGCTGCACCACTTACGTTATACGTGCCACTATTACTTACACTATTAACTATGCCGCTGTTATATGTTAGTGTTCCACTGTTTGTGATATCACTTGCTGTGCCACTATTCATTGTAAATATGCCACTGTTATTAACTGTGCCAACTGTGCCACTATTTGTATAGGTACCGCTATTTGTTCCATTGGACATTGTGCCATTATTTGTAATAGTGCCACTATTGGTCCAATCGCCAGTAGTTCCACTGTTTGTAAATGTTCCACTAGTATTTGTTACAGTAGTTGTAATAGTGCCTTCATTTGTTGCGGTTCCGCTATTTGTTAAACTATTAATTGTGCCGCTTACTGTATTATCAAATGTGCCAGTGTTTGTTACATCTGTCATTGTGCCACTGTTAGTAGCTGTTCCATTTGCTGCAATATTTACTGAGGCAGTAGTTCCACTATTTGTGAAAGTTCCGCTTGTAATTGTAGTTAGTCCACTAATAGTTCCGTTATTTGCGGCAGTTCCTGTATTTGTAAGACTTCCAATTGTGCCACTATTTGTGAATGAATTACTATTAGTTACACTGCCTGTAACAGTTCCACTGTTCGTTGCTGTTCCGTTATTAACTAAACTTGCAATTACACCAGTTGCATTATTATGTAATGTACTATTATTTGTAACTGCGCCAGTAGTTCCACTATTTGTAAATGTTCCACTATTTGTAACACTACCACTAATTGCACCTTCGTTTGTAGCAGTTCCGCTATTTGTTAAACTTGCAATAGTTCCACCTAATTCGTTATCAAACGTATCACTATTTGTAACATTGCCAGCAGTTCCACTATTAGATACGTTACCAGTAATAATAGTAATATCGCCTGCTGAACCGCTATTACCAAATGTACCACCATTAACAGTAGTTAAACCACTAATTAAGCCTTCATTAGTTGCAGTTCCATTCGTGTTTAGCGTTAAAATTGTTCCAGTTGATGAATTATCAAGAGTTCCTGTATTTGTTACATTTCCAGTTGTTCCATTATTATTGAATGTTCCGCTTGATGTTACTGTATTAAGTGTGCCGTTATTTGTAAGTGTGCCACTATTTGTTGTTGAGCCTAAAATAATTCCAGTATTAGTTGTAGTGCCAATATTTGTAAGTGTTCCACTTATAGTTCCACTATTTGTAAGATTTGCGTTTGTATTATTAGTGACATTGCCTGTAATTGAGCCGTTATTTGTTGCATTGTTATTATTTGTTAAACTTGCGATTGTTCCACCAATATTATTTGTAAGATTTCTATTATTTGTAAATGCTCCAGTTGTTCCACCATTATTATTTGTGAAATAACCACTGTTGTTTACTGTGCCTGTTGTGCCAGAGTTTACAAATTGACCGTCATTATTGTTAGTAACATTTCCTGTAACTCCACCACTATTATTTGTAAAGCTACCACTATTTGTTACAGCGCCAGTGGTGCCGCTATTAGTAAAATTACCACCGCTGTTATTTGTAACAGCAGTTACTGTTCCACTAGTAGTATTTGTAAATGTGCCGCTATTTGTTATTGCACCACCTGTGCTATTATTAGTATAAATGCCACCACTATTATTAGTTACGTCGCCAGTTGTTCCGTTATTAGTATATGTGCCGCTATTGGTAACACCAAGTGTAGTTGTACCACTTGGGTTAGTAGCAGTTGTTCCGCTTGCATTATTAATTGCAACTGGTCCATTATTGTTATTATTGTTGTTATTATTATTGTTATTATTATTGTTGTTATTGTTGTTATTGTTATTCCCACTGCCAGGCGCATTTGTTACATTCATAGTGCTATTATAGCCACCTGCTGTTCCACTTGTTGTACCGCCATTTCCGTCAGGACCACCACCGTTGGCATTAGCAACAAGACCTACTGTGCTTACACCAGGTTGACCACTGCTATTTGCAATACAAGCATTGCTTCCACCCCAAGCACCTTGACAAGTACCCAATGCAGGACTTATTGACCAACCTTGTGCTTGTGTTCCATTATAAGGACCAAATTCTGGATTATATGCTAAGTTACTGCCGCCATTAAAAGTAAAAGTAGGTGCTTGATACCACGGACCATAATCACCTGCCCAGAAACTACCATCCACACCATATACACTAATTGTTGCATATGCTACTGTTGCTGCTTGTGCTGATGTAAGGGTTGCGCTTGTAGTAAGAGTTGTCCAAGGTACAGAAGGATCAATCTGTGGATTTCCACCCAACGCATTTGGATTTGGTAGGTTATTACTGTAATTAGTATTCACACTTGTTACAAGCGCATTGTTGGCCGTGTAAAATTGAATTTTAACATTTGCGGTATCGCTTTGATTTGCACGACCGCCACCATTGTGAGCAAGAACACTCAAGACAAATGTTCCGCCACCTTGCATATTGCTATCAAATACTACTTTTTGACTAATAGTAGTTGTTACATATGCTGTTGCTATCATATTGTATGCTTGTTGTGCATTTGCTTCAACAGCAAAAAAAGACATAACCGCACCCACTGCGGCTGTAATAAGTTTTCTGAACATAATTTTTCCTTGGTTTGTTGACTGAATCGAATCGTTGAAAAACTACGTGTAATTGAATGTATGATATTTAGTCCACCATTTATGACAAATCTGTTCCAATAAATAATATTATAAGGGAGAATCGATTATGTTAAAAGACCAAAGCCTACCCGAATTAGCAGTAACTATGGCACAACTCGCTAGTGCTGCATACCAAGATGATAACAAGCAAATCTATAGTGATCTTGGATTTAAGAAATATAAGTTCCTTGACAATGAAGGCGCACAAGGACACGTAGCAGCAAGTGATAGCGAAGTTATCGTTGCTTGCCGTGGAACACAGCCTACACAACCAAATGATTTACTTGCTGACCTTGATACCATTCCAAAGCGTCATGGTAAAGGATGGGTTCACGAAGGTTTCCGTCGTGAAGCACGTAAGATTCTTGACCAAGTATTAGATTGGGCAGCGAAGAATAAGGGGAAAGATATATATGTTACTGGTCACAGTCTTGGTGCAGCAATGGCACTTTATATCACCCAAGAACTAGAATTTGCTGGTTATCCGCCAACGAAACTTATGACCTTTGGCCAACCACGACTTGGCAATGCTGATTATGTTGCTGATGTTAAAACTGAACACTATCGTTTTGTAAACTGCAACGATATGGTCACACACGTTCCACCAGCAGCATTGCTATTCAAGCATCATGGAAATCTTTGCTATATCAACTTCTATGGCAACATTCGTCCACTAAGCCGATATCAACGTTTTAAAGATAGCATGAGAGCGCATTGGCGTTGTTGGAAGAAAGGTCAGTTGTTTGATGGACTATATGACCACAACATGGGTCTTTATATTGAAAAGTTGACCAATATTCGTGATACTGGGCAAAGTATTAATTAATTTGCATCCGTATAAAACCAGTGGTGTCCTATCTTTTTAATAAACTTGAACCCCTTGTTCTTAAACGGTTTATTATTAAAGTATAGCGCACCATCGGTTGGATCAACCATATAGGTTGAATACAACACCATCATCGCAATGCTATAAAAATCATTGCGATTTTTATCTTGTTCAACTGGCTTGAATGGAAAGCAAATAAAAGTAAATTGGCAATCAATGCCGTGTTTTTCATATACAATTCTACACGGTGAACTTGGAAATTTGCCACTTTGTAATCTATTACGAACTACCCAAGCAATAGCAACTTGTCCCTGATAGTCTTCGCCACGAGCCTCATTATAAACGGCTTGGGCAACACACTCGCTAGGAGATTCAACAACAATAGGTTTTTGGAATTTTGGTTCTTTGGCTGTAACAGGATAACTCACTGTTAAGAGCAGTGCCAAAGATAATAAAAGTTTTTTCATCGCCCTCAATAAAAAAGTGGTGGGATTCTGTTGCCAAGTTCCCACCGAACTCCGATCAAGCCGCTAGGCGAAGATCATATGCATTGTTATCGTTTGCAATTAACGTTTTTGAACTATAAGGCATTCAACCCACTATCTACTTCAACCCTTTCAATGCCAATCGATACCTACTTCGGGCCCAGAGTAAACACATCATTTTACTAATGTGTTTATGGTGGACCCGCAGGGTGACGCTCCCTGGTCTTGACCATCTATTAGTCGCCATCAACAATAGTATATTATTTATAGCACTATTCAGGGTTTATGTCAAGGGTTATTTGCTGCTGCTTACCACAATGAGGGCAATATAGTTTTTTGGGTTTCCAATCGTCCATTACGGCGATACTAAACCACATTTTACAGAACTCACAGGTAAAATGCCAGATTTTTTCTACGTTAGCTTTCATGATTTAGTTTGGTCGTCAATATATGCGAAGATTTGAAATGCTTCTGCAGTGTTATCAAGACTCAAATTGCTCTTAATACGTGTTTTAAGGCGACCTTGGCAACGATAACCAGCGCCTACTGTTTCGATGGTGGTATCACCAAATTTTCTTGATTTGCTACCACTGCGTCCCAATCTAAACTCAATTTGAATTTGACCTTCAAATTTTGGCACAGGCAAGTCATATGGATTTTCATTAAGATAAAACAAACCAGCACCACCAACCTGAATATAATATACTTGCTTTAGGTTGTATGCTTTAGTGATGATAGAGGTATCATTGAACTTTACAGTTTCATTAAGTGGATTTAAATATCCATCCTTTACTGCATTTGTCCATGCTCCTTTAGTAACACCAGAAATGGGAAAACGTTCTGGTATCTTGCTATGTAATTCTAGCGGTTCTTGCTTACGCATATAATCTAAGAATGCAAGAATAGCATCTTTTTTAGATTGAATTGCGTTTAAAAAATAGGGTTCTGCTTCATCATCTATTGTATCACGGTTTACAATCTCAGCCAAATCAGTTGATGGATTGTAGCGAATACTTGTGCCACCCATTTGTGCATCTTTGTTTTGTTTAATTTCTATATTAAAAGGTGCACCATTCGCTTGTAATTCAAGATCAATGCCTACACTGCTATAACCAGCAGTAGCAAAGTTTAGATTTGTAAACTTAACTCGTTCTTGAAAGTGAGGAATTACTTGTTGGATAGATTTTACAACAGCAGTTTCATATTCTAAACCACCAGCACCAACACTCATTTCAGTAATACTTTCTATAATTTCATTCATTTTCATGATATGTTATTTATAGTAGAAAATGCCTGTATTATCAAACAAAATTATCGACGTTTTCCATTTGTATAATCGCCATCTGGTCCACTGCCACCCCATGCATTATAGATATTTCTGTCCATACCTGTATTTGTATTATTGAGTATAGCACCAAAGAATGCACGTAACTTATCTAAGAAACTACCAAGTGCAATACCACCAAGTAGAGTTTGTTTAAGTGCATCTACATTATTTGGTGTAATTTGACCAAACATTTCTAGCATGCCATATACCATTTGGTCAGTAAAGAATGGCGTTTCATATTTGGTTGTTCCAATATCACCATATAGCATTTTATTTAGAATGCTTAGCATAGTTCCAACAAAATTATCACTGTTAGTTAGTAATAAACCTTTTTGATCTATAGTTGCAAATAAATTTTGGCTACGATCTAAACCAATTACATAACACTTATCGCCAACAACAATTATATTACGATTAACAGCTTCTTGTAATAGCGTAAGTCCGATATTTTCTAGAACTGCAGGTGGAGTTGATATCCAACGTAAATCATAGTATTTTTCATCTGCTTGTGCAGGCAACATTTCATCAGGATTATATCCATTATTAATAAGTGTTTGATTTCGCATATCAATATACAATTCTTGTGGTGTTTTTGGTATGACTTGATCTACAAGTTGGGTTGGTGTGATAGGTAATTTTGCAGTATATGCATCTAAATAAAAACTTGTTGGATTGCGATAATATTGACTATGGGGTAATTGAAATCTATCAGTTTGAACACCAAGTGGCTCTAGTGCAGCAGCATTACGTCCCATACGCAGTGCTGCCTTAATACTATCACCATATATGTTATCTGTAGCAACTCTTTCAATATAATGACCTATTTTACCATAACCATTGTCATTGCCAGCACTAGGCAAACCTGCGGCAAATACATATGCAGTAACAGGTGTGTTTGAAGCATGTTCAAACAAATCCATGTTATAAGTTTGAATAAAATGATTTTCTTTTAGTATTTGAGCGCAACTTGCAGCATGTGCAGTTTCTGCTGCTTTAATAATTGCTTGGATATTTGGGTCAGTAATATTTTTAATTACAGTTAACTGTGATTCAATATAGCTTATTGCTGAAAATACTGCTGCATCAAGAGTAGTAAATGAACCTAAATCAGGAACAATTATAGCATCTGAAATAGCTGGTGAACCACTTCTATTATCAGCAGGTGAACCCGGCACATAGTAAGTTCCACTAATTAGCGACTGTAGAACACCAATGCGACGAGTTAATTCTTGACCTTCTGGTCTTGCAGCAATCACTGTATTTGCATCAAGAATATAAGGCAAAGTATCATTATGAACATAACCACCAGCAGTTCCAATAAAGTCTGCTGTAGTGATTTCTCCTAACGTTCCACCACCATATCCAAATGTTTGCATTAGACTATTAGCTGCTGTATCAGTAATCGGTCTTGAATTTTGACTTAAATGTTGAAGATTCAAACCAGCATCTACTTTTGAAAATGCAGTTGCATAATCACTAAATGTTTTTCCACGTGTCATACCAAGTGAAATTAGTTGTTGACCAAGATCACTGAAATTTTGGCTTGGACTGTCTTGCGCTAAATTTGGACACATATGTGCAAAATCAGTCAGTTGTCCTAGATGCTGTAGTGGTTTTTTTATATTAAAATGAGCGCTTACGGCACCTACAGCATTGCTATCATTTATAGAATCAAGTATGGCTTTGACTGGAGCATCATGCAATGGATTATCAATTCCAGCAATCGGTAAACCTGCTGTAACAAGTTTTGTGGTTAGACCAGTTTCACCACCTAATCCAGCGTCTAATATTTGACTAGCAACATGACTTGGTTGTTGTAAACGCAGTAGTGATGTAGTTGCCATGTTACCACAACCTAACATATCATTTGCTGCACCGTTTATATTTCTAGTCAAAGATGTCAAACCAAAACTTATTAGATCATTATTGTTTCTTATAGCAGCACCAAGACCATTCACACCATTTCCAAATTGTTGTGCAACAGCTTCAGCAGTTCCACCGACAATATTATTTGCAATACTGCTATAAGCACTAGCCATACCAATATTGTTTACAAAGTTATTGATATTTCCGCTACCGCCACCAACCATATTTTGTGCAACAGTTTGAATCATACCATTTAATCCACCAGCTGCACCAAATTGTTGTATAGCATTAGGAAACGGACTATCTTTTAACACACCATTTAATGGTCCTAATAAATTACCAACAACACCTTGTGTTACATTGCCTACTACGCCATTTAGCATACCATTAAATCCGCCAGTTAGACCACCAACTAACGCATTATTAACTAAACCATTTAATCCACCTGGCAATACACCAGTTAAACTTGGTAAGATATTACTACCAATTTGGCTGAGTGCTTGAAATGCTCCTCCACTTATGCTGTTAAGTGCATTTGATATAAGTCCGCCAGCTCCACCTGCAAAATTACTGATAGCACCGCTAATAAAATTACTAGCACCACCACCAGCTGCATTCAGAGCAGCATTAACTATGTTGCCACCACCGCTCATAACGCTTGACATTAATCCTGTGATTGGACTTGCGCCTACAGTTTTTGTTACTGCATCTAGGACACCATTCATGCCCATTCCACCGCCTGCTACAGCTGCAGCCATAGCCATCAAACCAGAAGGTGATAAACCAGCGGCGGCGCAACCTGCACCACCAAAACTGGTTCCACCACTATTGGTTCCTTCTATGGCATTATTGCCTTTAGGTGGTGTGCGGTTAGATGTAGGAACACCGCTAGTATCTAAACCTGCACCTTTCGCAAGACCAGCACCGCTAGCGTATTGTCCTTCAACATGATTAATTGCATCACCAACGGTTCCATTAGGATTAACACCGTTGTTAATTAAATTAGTTTGAATATTTTGGGGTAGAGAACTAATGGGTGCGCTAGGATCACTGTTAAACAACGCATGAGCGCCACCTGGTCCTTGTTGATAAATTACATATGCTTCTGCTGGTGTGTAACCTGCTGCTTGTTGTGCGGCAAAAAAATTACTAGCAGCGGCAATGTTATCATTTGGATTTAGCGTGCTACCGCCAGGATTCCACTGTGCCATAAACCCACTAGTTTGTTGCAGTGGTCCCTTAATACCAGTAATGCTAGTAGCATTTGGATCGCCACTTGGATTTTCAATACCAAGAAGCGCAGCACCACTACCAATAGGTAATCCTTTTGCTTGAAAGGCGGCATCAACTTGTGAACCAAAATTTGCATTATAACCTGCCATTATATTATTCCTAGCTCTTCTGTACTTTATAAATTATAGGTGTAAATGGTACATTTTGCGGTTCATCGCTTTCAACTTTAGCATTTAACAAACCAGGTATTGCAATAGGAGTGCCTGTTGCGCTTAGTTTTTTTAATGACAAAGGCGGCAATCTTAAATTACTATCTTGGTTTGATCCTAAATTATTACTGTCACGGCTTTTTAACATATCTAATGCAGATTTTTGACTAAAATATTGCGTTGCATCACTGTGATAATCGGTAACACGTGGTATATTTACACCTATTGCAGTTGCAAATTGATGCACTCTGCTATTTACAATTACTGTATTTGCATTATCTGCATATAGAGTTGCATCGCTAGCAGCTAAACTTTTTATAAAATCAGCATTATAAAGACTATTACGAACATTTGTTATGTCTGTGCCAAAGACACGGTGTTCACTATCAAAATCACCAAGTGTAAAGAAATTACCAGAAATATTTAATCCTGTATTGCCATAAACATAGGAGTTTATTAATGCTGCGTTTGTATTATTTTTTGGAGTTATATTTGGATCTAGATATACATTTGCTTTTGGTGTTGTATTTGTAAACACGCTTGCAGGCAAATCAACAAGCTGACCTGTAACACTATCACGAATAGGCGGATGATACTTGTGAACAAAACTTGTGCCAGGTATCAAACCACTTGTAGCCCATGAAAACAAATTTCCATTTATTTGATTTAATTTAGGGTTGGTATTTACATCACTATAAGATGTTCCCCACAGTGTAGTGCTATAATATACAGGCGATTGTTTGTAAAATACTGTATTGGATACATTTGCAGCACAATTAGAATTTAAAAGCAGCACATGATTATCAATAATCATTTCAACCGTGCCAAGAAATAAATTAGCACTATTTGTTGTAGCATTAGGCTGATAAATTGCATCACCGTATTGCAGGTTGGAAATAAATGCTGTATTATTTCCAAATACCATATTTGAAATATTACTAGCTGTTATATTGCCTATACAATTATAGGTATATGGAATAGTATTAGGAACAAATGCAGCAACTTTGTAACTTGCACTACTTATAGCAAGATTCGCATTTGCTCGTAGAGTTAGTGCTGTATTGCTTGTTACATAACCTACATAGCCAATAAAAACATTTCCTACATTAGCAATAATACTGCCTGGCAAATAATTTGTAAAAGTAGTTCCTGAACCCGTAATATTTAAACTAGTGCTTGAAGTAGCTATAGTTCCATTACCAGTAGTAAAATATCCTACAGTCATTATGCAAGACCAACAAAAACATCTGCTTCTACTGGCAACATAACGTGACGACATGCATCAGGGCTGCCCAAGAAACCTTGCGGTCTTAATCCTACAAGAACAGTGGCACTGCCCAACACGATAGGATTAGCAGGGTGCAAATGTGGATGCGGAGTAACCATATCACCAAAACGGCTTGATGGTCTACCATTCATGATTACGGTGGGATCACCTTGAAATGATACACCGCCACCACTATTAAAAGTTCCAAATTTTGCTGGAATAGGCATTGACTCTCCTTTAGGCAGTGGCCAGTGTAAGTCCTGTTGTTTTTTGCAGATACTGAGTGGCGATATCACTTTCAGTTTTACCAGAAAGAACAACTGCTCTCTTATTTAACACAATCGTATCTGATGGTCCAACACTATAGATTGCTGGTGCCAATCCAAATCCACCTTGTGGAGTAACAATCATAACCAGTGGCTTTAGCAACGTGTAAGTAGTGGCATCACTTTCACTAACACGACTAATGATTTCTTCGCCCGTGACAGTTTTGAATGTATAGACAGTATTTTTGTCAGTTTTAGAGATTAGCATTCTTTCTTTCCTGTAATTCGTTGATAGACAATTTACTTAGTCCGCTATAACCGCCCTCTACTAAAAGTTTGTTATTATAATAAATCTGCGGCACGGTCTTATGACCTTCAGCTACCAACCAATCACGAACACCCTCATCATTAATATGAACTTCCACATATTCTTCGCCCCAACTGTTTAGAAGGTGCTTTGCGCCATCACAATATGGACAGTTATCTTTTGTATATAATGTAATCATTGATTATTCCTCTTTATAAACTAAATCCACTGAATGAATTGCTATCAACATCTTGCACAGTGCCACCCATAACATATGAACTTAAAACTACTTCTTGCGGAGCAACTTGAACTTCAGCACCAGCAATCCACTTCTGTGTCCAAGGCAGCGGATTATTCTTTGTAGGGTATGGTTTACCAAGACCAACTGCTTGCATACGCTTGTTGGCAATAAACTCAACATATTCTGCAAGCAATTGATAGTTCAATCCAATCATAGAACCATCCTTGAATAGATACTGCGCCCATGCTTTTTCTTGATTGACCGCATCATCAAACAACTTGATTGCATCATCACGACATTCAATTTCAATTTTCTCAAATGCAGGATCATCCTTTGGAAGAAGTTTAAGAAGTGTCTGTGTGCCAGCAAGATGTAGGTTTTCATCACGAGCAATAAACTTAATAATCTTAGCATTGCCTTCCATTTTCTTTAATTCAGCAAATGCCCAAGAGCAAGCAAATGACACATAGAAGCGAACACCTTCAAGGATATTCACGCTCATAAGAGCAAGCCAGAGTGCCTTCTTATGTTCATAAAGAGCATATTCGGGATGCTCTTTATCTGCAAAAAAATTATTCATTGCAATCAACTTATCATACAAATCTGTAATGTCACTTGCACAATCAACAATTTCTTGGATATCCATCATTTCATCAAATACTTTTGATGGATTAGCATACACATTGCGGATGATATGTGTATAACTGCGGCTGTGGATAGTTTCACTAAATGTCCAAGTAGTAATCCAAGTTTCTAATTCAGGCAGCGAACAAATAGGACCAAACGCTACTGCTGGCGCACGACCTTGCACAGAATCAAGCAAAATTTGTCTTTTAAGATTACTTGTAAAGATATGTTGTTCATTTACCGTCAAATCCTTAAAGTCTTTGGCATCACGAAGAATATCTACTTCTTGCGGTAACCAAAAAAATCCTAATTGTTTTTCAGTAAGTTTTTCAAATTGACGGTATTTCAAGGTATCATAGCGTTGGATACTTACTCCGCCATTGGGGTCTAGGAATGCTAGTGACTTAGTGTGATCACTCTTATCGTTTGCGTCAAATACTGTACTCATAATTTTACCTTTTTTATTATTATATCATACTATTTTAGATAGTGCAACTTTCGCACGAGTCCTGATCATCAAGTGTATCAACAATGGTATTCATTGGTTGTTCTTCGGACAGCTTATTGATATCAATCTCGCCCTGACTATCATTTGTATTAAAATAATATAAGGTTTTGATACCATACTTGTAGCATAGCAGTAAGTGACCAATCATAACACTCATTGGAATCTTTTCATCCGCATAGAATGTTGGATTATAACTTGTGTTGGTGGAAATACTTTGGTCAATATACTTCTGTAACACTGCAACTAGTTTCAAGTAACCTTCTGGTGACTTTTGATCCCACAGTAGTTCATACTTGTTTTTTAATTTGCGGAACTCTGGCACAACTTGCTTTAATACACCATGCTTGCTCTGCTTAACAGAAATAAGTGAACGAGGTGGTTCAATACCATTTGTAGCATTTGCAACCTGTGCACTAGTTTCTGCTGGCATAAGTGCCATAAGTGTACTATTGCGGATACCATGTTCCTTAAGACTCTCACGAAGTGATGCCCAATCCATACGCTCCACATGTGGCACAAGTTCATCAACTTCACGCTTATAGGTGTCAATAGGCAGAACACCATAACCATACTTGGTTTCATTGCTCTTTGGTGCAGCACCACGCTCAATAGCAAGTTGATTGCTTGCACGAATAAGATAGTAAGACCATGCTTCTGCATACTCGTCAACGAGTGCCAACGCACGAGGATCGCTATAACTCATATCATTTTTAGCAAGGAAGTAAGCAAAGTTAATGATACCAACGCCAAGTGGACGGCGGTTCATGGTGCTAATCTGTGCTGCAATGACAGGATATTTTTGATAATCAAGTAACGCATCAAGACCACGAACCGCAAGGTCACACATCTTTTCAAAATCTTTTGGTTCTTTTACATTGCCCCAATTGATTGCAGAGAGTGTGCATAAACTTATTGCAGCACCATCATAATCTTCAACATCTGCATCAAGATACACATACTCATCAGTTTCTATCTCGTTTTCATCTACTATTTCA